CCTGTTTTTGCGATTCTGCACGCATAAATACTCCTATCCGAAATTTTTGTCCTTTGTTATATAACTTGTCTTTGTAATAACGGGGCATAGCTGCTTTTTTGCCGTCTTTTAGTGGTAAATAGACTTTGTTTTCAATATTTCCTTTTGTGTGCCACTTGACCATGTTTTGGGTGAGATATCCCGCACCCAGTCCTTTAGACATGAGTGCGAATTCTTTTTGCCTGTCATCCCCATTGAATTGTGGTATTTTCTTGTCCTTACTAATATACTTAAGAGTATAACCCACACTGGCGTCGCCAACATCACCAAAATGGACATTACCAATGCTAGTATTATTAAGATTCCAGGCATTTTCTACAATTTTGGGGTTTGCGTTGAATAGGATTATGTGGTAGTGTGGTCTTTCTCCTGTGTCTCCATATTCTCCTACTGCGTAATAGCTAATTTTTTGCTTTGTTAACTTTCTAAGCCTTTTGAAAAAATCTTGTAGATCCTTTTTAACAAGTGTTTCAAAGCCGTTTTTAGTTTTCTTGATATGTTCATCATTGTAAGTAAGAGTAACGAAGTGAGCAGAATTGCTCTGCTCACTTTGTTTGTTTAGTCTAAATGCCCATCCTGATACTCTACGTCTTACACATGCGGGGCATTTTCCACATGGAAAAGGCATATATCCTGTTTCTACTCCTTTCACTAATTCCATTTTCTTATGAAAGGGTGTTTGGCATCTAGTACTCATATTAGAACATTGGCGTTCCGAACTTAGGCATAGGTCTTACCGCTCTAATCTTGTGTAGTATTTGACAATATAAATTGTCTGTTCCCTCTGGATCGTCTGTTACCGCAAAGATGCGCTCTACATCTTCAGGATTACATTCAATAAATTGCTGTGATAGGGTAGGATCTACGTTGAAAATTCTTCCTAAGTGCCAATAAGCTAAATCTGTTCTAAAATCACCAGCTACTCGATTTAACATAAACTTATATTCTGCGTAACGGGGAACATATCCGAACGTGTTTGCTGCGTTGTTTGTATAGGCGTATAACTCGTTTTGTGTAACGGGTTGCTCTCCGATATGTGCAAATGAAGGCCAGAAGAAATCAAGCGGGTCGTTTTTGAGATATGTTTTTGGTATTCCTTGCTGATAAGCAGTTTTTGGCATAACGGACATGATTCCGATAATGTATCCATGTTCTTCACAGAAATAAGTACCATATTTACCTGTTGTTACTGCTACTCCGTGTCCCGCCATGTTACCCTGTGGGGTTTCATCACTAAGTCCTGTTGTGTTTAATACTTCTGATATAACTACGGGTGTTTTTACTCCTGTAATGTACTCGGGGCGTTGTAATCTTTTGTCGCTACTTTTTACTCCGAAATGCATTAAGATATTCTCAATATAGCGTGTTCCACCACGTGCGTTTTTCTCTAGCCATTCTTGTAATCTAAATGCTCTGCGTAAATCGTTAATAGTTGTGGCTGAAATATCGAATTCATCTCCGTCTACAAATAGAAAGTTTGGATCTACTGTTGAACTTCCTAAATCTTGTTTAGCGTTAAATTTATCCCACACAGCGGCAACGCCGTCTGTACTATATGCTGTTCTACCAATTATACTATTACTTATTCTTACCGGTACATCATTTTCTACTTGTCCAATAGGAATATCTACTGCTGCGCCTTTTTGTGCGAAAGGTAATGCGCTTGTGAAATAGTCATGTTCCCATGCTCTGAGGCGCATTTGAAGTAAATCTGCTGCTGTTGCTATATTGTTTCCATCTGTTAATTGATAATCAACTTCGGGTACTAAGTTTTGGTCTCTATAATACTCGTTATAAATTGCTTGATATGCCGCTAGTGGTAATGCGTTAATGTTTTGCGTTACTGCTGGACTGCTATTGTTTGGGGGTACTCCCAAATAATCCAAGAACTTTTTTTCTGCTGCCGTTGCACTTGGTAAATACTCTAAATAGGGTAATGTGTGGGTTGTGTTTGCATCTACTATAAATTTTTCCCAGTTTTCCCATGTGATTCTGTTTGGTACAAAGAAATAGTGCATACTTACGTCCATGCGGTGCATAACTGGGGCAAGTAATGGTGCGAATCTGATTAAACTATCGCATCCAATGTTGAACATATCACCAGGTACACATTCTATCACGCATGTAGGCGTGAGTTGTCCCATTTTAGATGACATTTTTACGTCATGTGTTAAATCGAACACATTTTTCTTCGGTTTACTTACTTCAACCGAGTTAAATAGGTTTTTGTTTGCCATTTTGGTTGGTTTTTGTTATATTATGTTAAAGTCTAATACCTCCGCGTGATACATAGTATTTGCGAAGTCTTTTAGTTTTTGACCGACGTTTGCGGTTTCTGCTCGAATAGAGTCTTCTGCGCATTGTGTTTGTTTTTAAGGGTTTATATTTATTTCTGTTTAGTAATTTTTAGTTATTTTTCCTATAATTTATATTAAGTTCAATATCAGTTAAATACATGATATAATTCTATTTTTTATATAATTTTTTTTCCACATGTATGTGGATATCCCCTACCCTATGGGGTAGGGGTTTTTGTTTTTAATTGTTTTGGTTTATCATATTGGTTATTTCCAAATTTTATTCCACCAATTCTTTAATTCTTCAAATGGTTTGTCTATTGCTTGTCCTAACATTCTCATATACATAGGATCATTCGGGTTTATTCCTTTTTCCCTAAGGTCTATTTCTATTTGCTGTAATATTGCAGCTCTTTCCTTGTTCTTGGTGTCTTGTCTGATATTATATCTTTCTTCTTCTGTTTTTGCAATATTTACTCTTCTTTGATCTATATCTGCCAATGCTAGTTTTAAATTAGGCTGTTGCATAAGTGCCTCTGTAACTATTTGCTGAGTTGTTCTTTGTGTGTTTGTTAAAGTTGATTGAATACTTGCCTCTTGCTGTTTTACTCCTAACTTGGCTGCCTCTGCTACATATCCTTGTAATGATTCAGCTTGTTGTAACTGAAATTTACTTTTTGCTGTTTCCTGTACGTTTTTAGCTGTTTGGCTAGCTTGGTTTAGTGCCTGTTGTCTTGCAACTTGTGTTAATTCCTGTATTCTATCCTTTTGTATATTTTTTAATTCTAAATCTACTCCAGAAAATAATGCTGATTTTGCAATTTGAGCTAAATCAAATTGTGGTGCTGTAGGATTCCAGCTTTTTGAATCTGTACTTCTTACCGGTTGGCTTACGTTTCCTGGACCGCCCCCATATATTAAATGTGGGTTTAAACCTGCTGCTTTTAGTCTTGCCATTTGCGCCTCTGGAGTGTTATATGCGTTTTGCATTTGCCAATCTTGTAAGGCATGCTGCCTTTGCATTCCATACATACGCTCATTCCATTCGCGCATTTTTCTATTATTAGCTGACTGAGCTAAAGCGTTGATTCCTTGTCCTAGTAGTCCTGATACTCCTGTTACTAATTCAGGCATGAATCCTGAAATTGGTCCTAGTCCCATTGTTTTTTTTTTAGGTGTTTTTATTTATTTTTCTAAATTCACTTTTAGCTTTTTATCCTCAAGCAGTCCTTATCGTACCTCTGCGTCCTTTTTTCGTCTTTTTTTGCTTTTTGTGACTTTAGTGTCAATAAGCACTAATATATCAAGGGTGTATTAGTGCTTATTTGCTGCGCGCTACGCTTGCGTTCCGTTAATTTTTCAGCGAAACAAGTTTCGCCAAAAAATAAACGTTGTTTAGTTTTCTGTTTGATTTTCATCTTGAATTTCTGTAATTGTGGTACGCTTTTTAGCTCGTTTCTTTTCCACTTCCTGTTTTACTCTGTTGTTAATATCTTTTAATTCTGTCTCTGCTTTTTCGCGTAGTTCTTCTATTTCTGCTAAATCTAATTTTTGGGGATCTATGTCGAATCCTTCTTCGCCTTCCCATATTGGGGTTTTTTGTCCTTCCAAGGGAAGGCCTTTTGCATACCTAATGAGTAATTCCCTTAATGTCATTGACTGGTCGGGTACTGTTTTGCTTTCGCCGAAATTTGATTGTCCTTTGTAGGGTTTCATGCGCTTTGATGTTCCTTTGTGTGTCATAGTCTTGCTTTTAATTTTTGTTGTTTAAATGGTTTTTGTCTTTCTTTTGATTTTTTTGCCATTCTTCTGAAATCGTTTGCGGTTTCTTCTGCTATTTTATAGTTGTACAAATCGCCATACTCGTTTTCTAGTTCCTCTACCTGTTTTTGCGATTCTGCACGCATAAATACTCCTATCCGAAATTTTTGTCCTTTGTTATATAACTTGTCTTTGTAATAACGGGGCATAGCTGCTTTTTTGCCGTCTTTTAGTGGTAAATAGACTTT